TCACGAGCCGATCAGGCCATGTGTCCGCAGCGCAAATAAGATGGAGGCGATCGACGATCGCGCTTCCGTATCTACCGTCGCGCCGCCCGACGGATCACCGATGGCGGCCCCCTGCGCTCCGACGACGCGCAGCCCGCCGACATGCAACCCATCCTCCCGCACGGCTTCATCCTGCCAAGCGAACCCCTCATATTTCATGGCATGGCCCCGGTCGGCGACCGCAACGGCCAGACCCGCGCGGGGGACGGCAAAACGCCACCCTCCATCCGTCCAGCAAGCCAGCGACCCGTCCCGCCCTTGCCAATCTCCCGTCGCACCCGACGCCACTATCCAGCAGGAGCCGATGGCGGGCGACGCAGGCGGCTCGGCCGCATCCGCGCTCTCCACCGCTCCGTGCAACAGCATGTCGATGCGCGTGAGCGCTTCGTTATGGAAAATCTCCTTCTGCGCCTGTCCGGCAAAAAGCTGCGGCAACGCCCAGCGGGAAGTCGCGTCCATCGTCATGATTCGCCTATCCTTTTTCTTCCAGAGGAAATCCCGCCGTCACGCAGGGAGCAAGACGCGGGCGGGGCGGCCAAGCGCGTAGGAGTCGGCCTGCCGGATTTCGACCACCAGGCCCCCGGATCCGCCGCCGTCCGCAGCCAGCATCCCCGCATCATAAGTCCAAACTGGCTGGTTGATGATCACGCGCCGCACGATTTCGGTCCCCGCCAGTACCCGCAACTCATAAGCCTCGCGATCTTCACTGATCGGAACATCCGCGCCGCTGACCCAGCGCCACCCGTTGCGGCTGCGGCGCGTCCAGCTGATCCTCCAGCCGCCCGCGCCGTCCGCATCCACCGCCACATGCACAGGCGCAGGCGGCATCACCGCCTCGCCGCTGATGGTCAGCACCGCTTCTGCCGGTTCGCTATCTCCGACGCCGATAGCGGCAACCCGCAGACTGCTTCCAATTTCCAGTCCGCTGCCCTGCCCCGTCAATGGATCGGCCAGCCGCTCCTCATCCAGCAACAGGAAAGGCTCACCCGCCGCGTGCGACGTCATGGCCCACTCCGTCCCGAACAGGCCGCGCCGCAGACCTTCCAGCCTGAAACTCGCCTCCCCCGTCTGCACCACCCGGCTGAACTGGAGCAGCTCGCGCCCGGCCAGACAAAGGTTGCGCCCCTGCGCCAGAGCCGCCTCATCAGCCCCACTCAATTCCATATCCGCAGCCAGCAAGGTGACGCGCAGGGCATGGACGTCATCGATCAACGTCACGCTCCCGGCCGCCAGCGCCGCATCGGCATGCCCCATGACCGCCCGCGGCGCGGTTCGTCCGATAGGCGCAGCCTCCCCGGTCGCGCTCATGCGGAACATCGCGGCGCTGCGCCACCCTTCCCCGCCGCTCGCGGCTGCAACGATCAGCGGCGCGCTCGCCGCCGCATCGCCCATGGACGGCAGATCAGCCAGCATCAGCGCGGTCACTCCGTGCGGGACATCCACCTCGCGCACGATCGCGCCGGACGAGGCGCCCGCCGGTATCCCGCCGCCCGCGCCCGGCACCCGGCGCAGGCGGAGCCGCACGGCCATGGCCTCCCATTCCCGCTCCTCGACCCGCCACAAGCCCGACGCGCCCTCGACCGTCACGACGTCGCCCGGCTCATGGCGCAGCGCATTCCAGCTGCAACGCAGGCTCATGACCGATCTTCCCGTCCAGAGGCTCCCCATCTTCCGCGCCGCCATCGCCCGCGCCGCATCGCCCGACAGCGCGACAGGCAGGTCCATTCCCTGCTCGGTCCGTCCCGCGCCCGGCCTGCTCACGCGTTGCACGCCCGCCTGATAATCCCGCGCCGGATCATAATAACGGATCGACAGCGCCACCGGCACGGCATCGGCCGCGCCGCCCGACTGTTCGACGGCATCCACCGCCCGGCCGTTGACCGACCGGCAAAACATGGCCGAACCGACTTCCCCGCCGGCCACCGATGCAGCGTCCCGCCATCGCAAGCCATCCTCTCCCGCGACAAAGGCGAGATCATGGGCCTCCGCCAGCGGCGCCAGCGCCCCGCTTATGTTCGCGCCGCCAGCGGCCATCCCGTCGACGATCCCCGGCGCATCGCCCGTCAGCAAACCGCCGCTCAGGACCGCCGCCAGTTCGCCGACAACCACGCTCTCCTCATCCGCCTCCACTTCGAAGGTCAGCGAGGGAATGCGGTTGCCATAATCCGCCAGCGCCAGATCCTCGAACACGGCATAGGCAATGCCGCGATGCGCCGGCGTCAGATCAATCCCTTCGGCTGCCGCGATCAATGGATCGGCCGCCTGATCCTCCCCGCCCTCATGCAGCCGGAACGCCCCCAACTCCGTCTTCCAGTCCCCCGCGCTCCCCCGCAGCAGATTGCCGTCCGCCCAGATCCGCCGCACATTCCGGATCGACCGCGCCGACAGCGCCACCGCCAAGCTCGCCGAATAGCTGTAGGTGGTGACGCTCGGTCGCCCCTTGCCGCCGCCGCTCCTGTTCTTCGTCTCCTTGAGGTCCGTCGCCCAAATCACCGTCCCCGCCACGCGCAGGGTCCCGAACAGCTTGGGCAGTTGCGAACCATAGGTGGAGGTCTGCACCTGCATGTCGGTCAGCCGCCGCCCCTCCATCCCTTTGGGCTTGAAGAGCACCGCATGATCGAAGGCATTGCCGATCAACCCGCCAATGGCACCGCCCAGCGGCCCGCCAATGGCTGTGCCAAGGGCGGTCAACACAATCGTCGCCATGAAATCTCCTATATTGCCCGCCAGTGCCCGATAACCGGCCAGGGCGACTCCCCCGGCATCTCCACCACGCGCCCCAGCCCTGCATGGGCATGCACATGCCCGCCCGGTACCCGGATCATCAGATGCAGTTGCAACGGCCCCGGCCGCACCAGCGTCACATCGCCCGGACGCGGCTCGTGCACCGCGCGCAATCCGGCCGCCGCCAGCCAATCCCTTGCGCGCGCCTCATCGCCCGACCGCAGACCATAGCCCGATGGCGCCGCCCGTCCCAGAGCCAGCGCCGCCAGCCCCACGCAGTCCAGCCCTCGCCGGTCCCGCCCATGCAGCCGGAAGGGCACGCCCACCAGCGTCCGCGCCGCCGCGACGCTATCGTTCACGCCGCCCCCGGATAGCGGGTCAGCAGATCGGTCCCCGGCAGATAAGGTTCTCCGCGAAAATTGACGGCATTGCCAAACCGCCCTGTGCAGGTGGCAAGCTGCCGGTCGCACCCCTCCGTCAACAGGACCAGCGTTCCCGCCTCCACCGCAAAGGGCGGCGGATCGGCCAGCGTCACACCGTCCGCGTCATTATCGATCACCGCCTGCACGATCCCGCCATTGGCGCCGCCCAGCCAGCGCAACGTGCCGAAGGCATAGGCGCCCGGCTCCAACCCCGAAACGCCGACGACCACATCCTCGACCGCCCCTACAACCATCACCCACCGCCGCCCCGCCAGATCGACCCGGCACTGCCGGTCCCCCAGCGCCGCCCGGCAATCCGGCGACGTCGAAGGCGCGACCGGCGCTTTCAGCGCCGCCATCGCCCCCACCAGTTCGGCGGTGAAAGCCCCCGCCTTGCGCGTCACCGACCCGATCTCCCCCCGCGCCAGCAACAGCCACAGCGCGCCGGGTTCCTCCCACTGGGTCAGCCGCAATTCCAGCGCGGCGCCATCCCAGCGCCCTGCCATCAGATCGGCCTCGCTGATCGCATCCGCCACCAGCGCGCCCTCTACATCGGCGTCACTCCCCTCGACGCTGATCCCGCTCCGCACGGCCGAGGGCGTCATCCCCGGCGCAGCGCGATAGCGGACATGGCCGATCTCCAGATCGCGATCATGGCTGGTCAGCCCGATCGCCACTCCATCGCGCCGCTCCAGCCGCCAGCAAAAGGCCAGCGTCGAAAGCGGCTGCTCCAGCGACTCCAGCCCGCTCATTCGCGGATCTCCACCAGGGGCACCGAAGGCGCCTCCCCCGCCGCAAAGGTGAGGCGGTTTATATCCAGCCGGTCCTCCGCAAAGCGCACCGGCACGTCGAACCGATAGCCCGCCGTCAGCACCGCCCCCTCGGCAGGCGCCTCGTCAAAGGCGATGACGCCCAGCCCGGCATGGCTCCAGCCGCTCGTGCTCTCGATCCCGTCGACGGCGACCCGGATGCTCCCCGCCACCGGCCGGCTGATCCGCCGCACCTGCGCCTCCTCGCCCGGCCCGTAAAAGCGCTGCAATGGAAACTCCGCCTTCACCCCGTCGCCCACGCCCAGACGCTGGTCCAGCGGCCCCGGCGCCTCGCCCAGCCCACAACTGCGATCATCATAGGGATCGGCAAAGCGGAACCCTCGCGCCGCACCCCGACGCGCCCGGAAGAAAGCGATCAGCGTCGCGATATCCGCCTCCGACCGCACCCCCGGCCCCGCATCGAAGGACAGCCGCGCGTCCGCCCAGTCGCTGCTCCGCCGTTCATGTCCCGAAGGCGCCTCGACGATCTGCGTCGAAAAGGCGGGCGCCAGACTCGCGTCCCGCCCGATGCTCAGCGGAAAGGCCACATCATCAAAAGCCTGCACTTCATCGCCTCCATCCAGTCTGAAGCAGGTAAAGCCGTCGCGCGCCACCTGCGGCAGCGCCCACACAAAGGTCGCCGCCGTCCCCCGCCTCACCGCAGCGTCCGCCGCCGCCGCTATCTCCCGCCATTGCGCGGCCTCCTCAGCCCGCAGCACGAAACCCGAAAAATAATGCTGCTCGCCGACCGGATAGCCCAGCCGCGCCGTCGCCAGCTCAACCCCGCGCGCCGTGCGGCTCGGCCGCCCCTCCGTCACCCAGTCATAATCTTCCAGCTGCAGCACATCGAAAGCAGGGGAAGCCCAGCCCAAGGGCATGTTCGCCCGTTTCGCCTCCGGGGCAAGCGGATCGAGCACGGTCGGCAGATAGGCCAGCAGATGCGTCACGGCCCCCGGCGCCACCCCCTTCACCCAGTCGCACAACGCTGCCGTCGACGCCGCCAGCACGGCGCCCGCCTGGTCCAGCAAAGCCTTCTGCGCCCCGTTCAAGGCCCCACGCACATCGGGGATCGACACCAGACTCCCGCCGAAGGCCGCTCGCGCCGCATCGTCATACAGACAGATGCGCCCATCGGGCATCACCCACCACCACGGCTCCCCGACCTGGAACTTGATGGCCAGTCCCGCCGCCAAACCGATGGAAACAAAGGCCCCCGCCACCAGCCGCAAATAGCCCATCGCCCCGTCATGCGCGGGCGAGAGCAGGGCCGAAGGGGGCGCCCAGCCGGTCAGCGCCGGATCGCCATTTTCCGCCCGCTGCTTCCAGTCGTTCCAGCAATGCGCATCGAACAGCTCATAGGAAAGCGACCAGATCACCCCCAGCCCCAGCGCCTTCGCCCGCGCCGCGAAATCCGCATGCCAGGCCGCGCAGGGCGCATTCAACACGCCGCCCGCCAGGCTGACGTAAAATCCGCCACCCAGCGGTTCGAGCCGGAAATAATGGCTCATACCCACATAATGGTTGATGTCGCCGCGATAGCCCAGCGCGTGGATCGACGCGACGATCCGCTCCGGCGTCTGGTTGAAACAGTCGTCATAGCCGGTCGCCATCGACAGCCCATGGTCGGGCACCATCGCATCGCCCACGGCAAGCACCGATCCCGCCCCGTCGCACGCTATGCCGGACAGCTCGCACCATCCCTCGACCCCTGCGGCAAAAGGCGTGCTTCCCGCATCATAATCCGGCCCGGCGACCGAGATGAACATCCGGTCGACATCCCCCGCCCAGACCGTCTCGCCCTCGCTCGGCAGGAAGCCGCTTTTGACGGCGGAAAAATCGAGCATTATCTCCGCATCTTCCGGATCGCCGCTCGCATAATTCCACAGGCGCACATACCAGCTGCGCGGCGCCCCCGTGGCATCGCGCCCCTCGATGGTCAGCGTCGGCCCATGCAGCTGGTCCAGCCGCCGCAGCCCACCGCTCCGCCAGCGAAAGCGCAATACGCATGCCCGGAAATCCCGTGCCGTCTCATAGGCGAGCAGAGGATGGCTCCACTTGTCCTCCGCCTCCCAGATCAGGCCCGCCAGATCGCCCGAGCCATAGAAGACCGCATCCACCCGCAGCGCGTCCGGCGCCGTGGTCACCACGCTCGCCATCATCGGCCGCGGAAAATTGACGGTCCAGTGCGTCGGCGCAAAGCGCTTCATGAAGCGCGCCTCCTGCCCCCGCCGCATATCCGCCAGCCAGTAACCCAGACCGCTCATCCGCCGATCGCTCCCTTGATCGCCCGCGCCACCTGCCGCGCACTGCGCGCCAGCAACCGGGCACTGTCCTGTCCGCCCTGACCCTGCACGGCGATGCTCACCCGCACGTCCCGCCCGCCGCCGCCGTTCGCGACGACCTGCCCACTGGCGGTCGGCACAAAGACTTCCGGCCCCCGCTCGCCCACGACATAGGCCCGCCCCGGCGTCACCGGCCCGCCGGTCGCCCGCCCCGGCAGGCCCAACGCAGAAGCCGCCAGACCGATCAGACCCGCCCCGTCGCCGCCGATGCTGGAAACCCCCGCCCGCAAGGCGCTGGCCGCAATATCGTCCAGCGTCCGCAGCGCGATGGTCCGCAACTCCTCGAACCCCAACTGCCCGGTGCGCACGGCGCGCAGCAGCCCCTGCTCGATCCGTCGCCCCGCACGCTCGGCCCCGCTCGCCAACGGCCCTTCCAATTCCCCGCGCATGGTTTCGACGTCCCGCGCAAAGCCCTGCGTATCCGCCCGCACCCGCACGACCAGATTATCGATTTCCTCGTCCATCCCACCCTCCCGGCAGCTCCTTGAAAGCGTCCATGCTCAATCCGGCATCGCCGCCCTCAGCCGCTCCAGCTCCGTCCGATCCATCCCTGCATCCGACTCCTCCTCGCCCCTCGCCGCGCGCAGCACGCCCTCCAGTTCCACCGGCGTCGAGCGCCAGAACTCATCCGGCCGCCATCCCAGCAGCCACCCCGCGACCCCCGCCAGCCGCGCCGCCGTTTTGAAAAAGCTCATCGCCCCGCCAATATCTGCCTGAGTATCCCGCGCAGCACCGGCGACAGCTTCGCCAGCCCCGCAGCCACGATCGCCTCGCCCAGCGCCTCCCGCGTCAGCCCGCCGGGCGGATCGGCCAGACAATGCCAGAACAGTCCGGCCATTTCGGACAGCGACAGCCTGCCCTCCGCCGCCCGCTCCACCAGCACGAACAGCGGCCCCAGTTCCGCTTCCGCCGCCACCAGCGCCGCAAAGCTCGGCCGCAGGGTGAAGGTCTCTCCGCCCAGCTCCAGCGCAGCCTCGCCCCTTGCGCCATTGGGCGTACCGTTAACCCCGCTCATAGCGATACCACCGGCCCGGAGCTTTCCAGGCTCAGCGCATAGTTGCGCTCGCCATTATAGTCCCCGGCATAGTCCAGCCGCGTCACCAGAAAGCGCCCGCGCATCCGCTCGCCGCTCTCGAAGCTCAGCTCAAAATCCTCGATCGTCCCGGCCAGCGCATGGTTACGCAGCCGCACCTCTGCTGCCGATCCGGTAAAAATGCCCGCCGCCGACACGCTGACGGATCGCACGCCGGCGCCCGACAGCAGTTCGCGCCAGCCCCCTGAGTCCTTGCTGGTGACGTTCACCGCCTCGCCATTGACGGACAGTTGCGTCGTGCGCATCCCCGCCACTGTCGCGTAGGTCGCGGGCGACCCGCCATCGCCTATTTTCAATAGAAACGCGCTTCCTTTTTCCACGCCCATGGAGCATTCTCCTCTAAGATAAACCGTGCAAGAATCGGGATTTGGAGAGGCCAAGATGCTCGTTGCAGCCCCCCTGATGATGTTGATGCTGGCCGCGGCCCCGCAAAGCGGCGACGCCGTCGGCGCCGGCCGCAAGGCCTATTCGGAATGTCTCGAAAAACAGATCCAGCCCGCACTGGACAAGAAGCTCTCGCTCAGCGACTTCCAGTCCTCGCTGAAGAGCCAGTGCGGCGACAAGGAAGCCGCCTTCCGCGCCGCGATCGTTGCGGACGACAAGTCCAGCGGCATGTCCGAAAAGGATGCCCAGTCGGACGCGGATGACCAAATCAGCGAATATAAAGACAAGATCCTCGGCGAATTCGAAGATTATTCGAAGGGCTGACCTTCAGTCGCGCACCACGCGCAGTCGATAGTCGACCAGCGCCTGCCACCCATCGCGCGCGCCTGTCCGCGACAGGCGCGACCGCACCAGCCGCGCATGGATGACCCGCCAGCCCTCCGCGCTCTCGATCGTCCGCAACGGCGGATCGACCCGCGCCAGCAGCCCCGCCAGCCGCCCCGGTCCCTCGCCCGCATCGAACAGGCTGACCGTGACCGTGAGTTCCCGCCCATCGACATCCTTCGCGCCCCAGTCGGTCGCTACGCATTCGCCAACCACGCCATAGGGCGCGCTGGCCCGCACCGGCGTCCCATCGAACAATCCGTTCAGCCCCGCCATCAAGACCGCATCGCCGCGCAAGGCATCGATCGCCGCGGCCCGCACCGCCACTTCCGCGCTCATAACCGCCCCCTTCCCGCTTCCCGCAGCAACAGATCCGTCATCCAGCGCCGCATCAGCCCCACGCCCGACAAGCGCACGCCTTCACCCTCGACCGTCGCGTCCTGAACTCCGGCCGTCCGCGCCGCCTCGGCGATCGCCCGCCGCCGCCGCTCGACCCGCGCTTCGACCAGCGCCGCCAGCGCCGTCTTCACGCGAGCCGCATCCGCCGGAAGGGCCGCCACAAGGCGCTCACCACCGCAGGCGGCGGCGCTGCCTCCCCATCCCGCGCCACGAAATGCTCGGCCGCCAGCCGCACGATCCCCTGACGGATCGCGTCAGGCACGTCCTCCAGATCCGCCACCATGCCCGCCTGATAGCGCACCGTTACCTTGCCCGGCCCATCCACCAGCCGCGCCCGCACCCACCCGTCCCCGGGCGCATCGATATCGACCGCATAGGCCTCCGGCGCCAAAGCCACACCCTCCACCTCCACGGCGGAGATGGCGATCACCGGCCGCGCCGTCAGCCTTTGCCAGCTCCCGTCCGCCACCACCGTCTCGGCGGCCTCGCGCACCACCAGCCATTGCCCGATAAACTGCTCGCAAAGCCCGGTCGCGCTGCCGATCAGCCGCTCCAGCAACCCATCCTCATCATTCGACCCGATCCGCAACCATGATTTGAGATCCGCCAGCACCTGCCACCCTCCCAAAAAAGGGGGCGCCCAAAGGACGCCCCCGCCTTCCTTCTCCCCTTGTGGGAGAAGGATACGCAGCCTTGGCGGCAAAGCCGCCTAGGCGAAGTTGGATGCGGGGTGATCAGGAAGCCGCAAACTTCATGAGTTTAATCGCCTCACTGTTCGCCACCGCGCCGCCGATCCGCTTCACCGCATAGAAATGCACAAACGGCTTGTTGCTGAAGGGATCGCGCAGGATGCTGGTCTCGCTGCGTTCGGAGATGACATAGCCCGCCTGGAAATTGCCGAACGCGATGGAGAGCGATCCGGCGGCGATATCGGGCATGTCTTCCGCCTCGACGACCGGATAGCCGAGCAGCGTCGCGGGCTGCCCCGCCACCAGCGACGGCTGCCAGAGAAACTGCCCATCCGCCGTCTTCATCTTGCGGATCACGGCCAAAGTCGCCGAGTTCATGACGAAACAGGCCCCCTGACGATAGGGCGCCCGCAGCGACTGCACCAGATCGATCAGCTTGTCCTGTCCCGTCGCCGCAAACGCCCCCGAAGCTCCGGAAGCCACATATTGCAGCGAGCCGAAGGCGCGCACGCCGTCCGCCTCATTGGTCGCGGCATAGGTCAGGAAACCCTTGGGCTTGTTCGTCCCGTTGCCGTTGACGAATGCCGCGCCCTCGGCCGCCGCAAATTCGCGGGCGATCTCGCCCGCCAGCCAGCTTTCGACGTCGAACTGCGCATCGTCCAGCATCGCCTGAGACGCCGCCGGATTGGCGTAAAGCTCGCCCGACGGGGGCACGACCTCGCTGAAGACAGGCGTCGCCGTCTCGGTCCGGGCGCCCGTCTCGCTGGCCCAGCCGGAAACGATGCCGCCCGACGTCACCAGCTTGCGATACCCCGCCGTTCCGGTGCGCACGACATTGGCGATGGACCGGATCGGCGAAATGCTCTTGAGCGTCGCATCGATGATCTGATCGATCTCCCGCGGCACCGCATAGCCGCCCGCCGCGCCGGACGCGCCCGAAAAGCTCTTCAGCTCGACGCCGGCCTCCAGCCCCTGCCGCACATAGCGCTCGACAAAGGCGGACCGGCGCGGATCAACCGCCCCGCCCTTCACCCCGTCCAGCACCGGCCTCTGCGCGCTGAGCAATGCCCCCTTCAGCGCCGCGACCTCATCCTCCAGCCCGGCGATGCGCTCACCCTGCACCACCGCATCAAAGCTCGCTTCCAACTGATCCGTCATAGCCACTCCCACAAAAAAGGCGGCCCCAACGGACCGCCCAAAAACCTTCTTCTCCCCTTGTGGGAGAAGGATACGAAACCTTGGCGGCCTGCTGGCCCGGCGAAGTTTGACGAGGGGCAAGCCTCTTGCCTCACGCCATTTCTCCGCTGATAACCCCCGCCATGCCCCTTCAATTGCAGACCGATGGCGCGCATCATCTCTCAGCGGCCCTCAACGCAACCGCTCTGGACACAATCGAGACTGCCCTGGCCCAGCTTCCCCCGGACCGTCCCGGCCAAAGGCTCACTGGCCTTGGCGCGCTCCAAATCCGCGCCACCGGCGGGTTCTGCAACTGGACTATAGCGCCGACCCGCTACCCGGCGCCCTTGAATGGCTCGGCGTCTAGAGCGGTTTTCGATCTGATTGGATCAGATCGCCGCTCTAAGCTGTTTGTTTGCGGTGATTTCTTAACCGTCAGATGATCCCATCTGACTGGAAATCGCTCTAGCCAGACTCCACCGCAATCACCCGCGCCAGATCCTGCATCGGATGCGTCACGACGCTCACCTCCACCACCTCCAGATCAAGCAACTCCCTCGGCCCCGCGCCCCGCGCCTGTCGCACCCGATAGCCGAAGGACAGCCCGTCCACCGCCCGCTCCCGCAAAGCCCGCGCCGCCTCCCGTCCCGCCGCCGTCCGCCCGGAAACCCGCCCGATCACCCGCAGGCCCCGCGCATCCTCCTCGACCTTCTCGACAGTCCCGATCGCGTCGCCCGGCCGGTGCTGCCAGAGCAGCGGCATGCCCGCCCGCACCCCCGCAAAGGCCCCCGCCCGCACCACGTCCCCGCCCCGGTCCACCCGGTCGAACACCGCCGCATAACCGGCAAAGCGCAGGTCCCCGCTCACGCCCGCACCAGCCCGAGCAGCCCCAGCTTCACCGCCATTCCGAGCAGCAGCAGCGCCATCACGATCCGCACAGCCCAGGCCATGACAGCGCCCCGCGCCGCCTTTTTCGCATCCCGCCACGCGCCCAGCAGCTCGCGCAGTTCCCGCACATCCTTCTCCGCGCCCCGATCAGCCAGCCCCAGCCGCTCCAGCGCCCGCCCCGCCCCAAGCTCGCTCGCCTCCTCGATCAGGGCGCGGATCATCACCATGTCGCATCCCACCGGCTGCGCCTCGGCCTGCGTCACCAGCCGCGCCAGCATTTCGCCATCATATTTCACGGCCCGCACTCCCAATCCCCAGCATCGCCCGTTTCTCTTCCGCCGTCAGGAAGTCCGCCGCAGACACCCGTTCCCACAGCGCGCTGCGCTCCTCGGACAGTTCCGGCACGCGATCGAGGTCGGCGCTAAGGCACAATCCCGGCCACCAGCCCTGCAGTCCCTGCGCCAGCCCGCCGCAAATCTTGCCCATCAGCGGCAGGACCGTCTGCCGCCACAGCGCCCGGTTGGCCTCGCGATAATTGGCATAAGCATTGTCGCCGGGCAGCCCCATCAGCATCGGCGGCACGCCAAAGGCCAGCGCGATCTCCCGCGCCGCCGCCGCCTTCAGCCCCACGAAATCCATCTCCGCAGGCGTCAGGCTCATCGCCTTCCAGTCCAGCCCACCCTCCAGCAGCATCGGCCGACCGGCATTGGCGGCCCCCGAAAAGGCGACCTCCATCTCCCGCTTCACCCGCTCGAACTGCTCCGGGCTCATCACCGACCCGTCGCCCGGATCATAGACCATCGCCCCGGAAGGCCGCGCCGCATTGTCCAGCAGCGCCTTGTTCCAGACCGTCGCCGCATTGTGGATCGCCACCGCGCCCGCCGCCGCACCGGCGCAGCCCAGCCCATAATGATCGTCCAGCGGATGCAGCGCCTTCAGATGCAGGATGCCCGTCCGCCCCCCGCCATCCTCCGGCAGCAGCCGCGTCACGCTCTCCCCCACGCGATAGAGATAGGCCGCAGGCCACCCGCGCGCGTCCGCCTCCACGCTCACCCGCTCGGGCCGCAGCGCATAAAGCTCGCTCGGGCTGCCGTCCGCGCCCGGCATCAGCTGGACATAGGCATTGCCATGCAACAGCAGATGGCCCGCCAGCGTCTCGATCAGCGCCTGCCCGGACGAGCAGCGCGTCACCAGCGCCTTCACCCGCGCCTGCACCTCGGGCGCCACGCCCTCCACGACCAGCGCCATCCCGCCCGCCGCTTGCATAACCAGCCGCAAGGCCCGCTGCGCCACCGGATTACCGACGACGCCTGCGCGCAACTGCGCCTCATAGGATGCGGGCCACTCGCCCAACGCGACCGCGCCCGAACCCCAGGCACGCGCCAGCACCGGCCGCGCCGTCTGGCGCGCCGCCTTCGTTCCAAAGAATTTCATGAAAACCCCGCCCGCAAAAAACCTCCCCCGAAACGGGGGAGGATCAAAAGCCTAAAAAATATCGAGAAGAGACCAAGCCCTCAGGGATTGCGCTTCAAAACCCGATCGCAGGCATCCCCGCCCGCCTGCCCCTTTCCGATCAGATTCCCCGCCACCGCTCCGGCCGCCCCGGCAAGCAGGGTTTCCCCCAGGCTCCCGCCAGCAATCACGCCCGCGCCGGCACCGCCGGCCGCGCCGATTACCGTGCCCTTGCGCGCATCCTTCTTCCGCTTGAGCAGGCAATAGCGCACATCATCCCGATCCCTGGGCGCCGCCCGCGCCACCCGCGCCCGGTCCTTGCCCGACAGCGTCACCGCCACGGCAGGCTCCACCATCAGGGTCAGCGCCGCCAGTCCCGCCGCCATTTTCGCAATCTTCATGAGGATTCTCCTGTCGTAACCGTTGCGAAACCAACGCCTTGCAATCGGATTTGTTTCCTCGTTACGCATCCGTTCAAAAGCAGCGGACCTGCGCCGCTCCCCGCTTCCCCAGCATCAGTTCGGTCAAGGCCCAGACCAGCGCGTCGGCCCGGTCCGGCGAGCGACCCGGCCCCGCATAGCCGCCGCCCAGCATCATCCCGCACATCTGGTCCTCCAGGACCGGAAAGGCACCGCGATGCGCGACGCGCCCGGCCTCATAGAGCGCCGCGACCGGCTCCGCCCGCGCCACCTTGCCCCGGCTGGCATGCACGAGCCGCACCGGCAGTCCAGCCTCCGCGGCGCGCAACACGCTTTCGACCATCGCTCCGCCATTATTCGCCTCGGCGACGACGCGATCCGCGCCATGCACCAGCGCGCTGGCCGCCACCGCCCGCGCCCAGCCTTCGGGCGTCGCCCCCTCCACGCTGGCGTCGGCAATCACATAGGCCCGCCCATCCTGCCCCAGCCCCGCCACGACGATGCCGCAGGCGTCGCCATGCGCGGAAGCGGGCGGATCGACCGCCACCACCACCCGCGACAGCCCGGCGCCCCCGCCGCCCCGCACATGCACGACGCGGCAGCGCTCCAGCAGCGCACGGCTCCAAAGGGCGCCCTCGACCTCCTCGATCAGCTCGCCGTCCAGCTCCTGCCGCCCCAGCCGCGTCCCGCCATAGCTGCGCTCCATCGCGGCAATGAAGCCGTCCGCCAGATGCGCCGCATTGTCCGCCGTGCGCCCCCGCGTCACCACCACGTCGCCCCGCTCCAGCAACCCCCGCACCAGCGGCACCGGCCGGGGCGTAGTCGTCGCCAGCACGCGCGGCGCCACGCCCAGCCGCATCCCCATCATCAGATTATCCCAGGCCGCCTCGCCGCCGGCCCATTTGGCGATCTCATCGGCCCAGCCATGGCTGAACTGCGGCCCGCGCAGGCTTTCGGGTTCCGCCGCCCCAAACAGGGTCGCGACCGCGCCGTTGCGCCAGATCAGCTTGCGCAGGGCGGGCGAAAAGACCGGCCGGTTCCACCAGGGCGCGATGGACAGCAGCCCCGATGCGCCCTCCACCATCACCGACCGCACTTCCCCCAGCGTCGCCCCGACCAGCGCGATCCGCGCCGAAGGGTCGCTCTCCGCAATGGAACGCACCCATTCCGCCCCGGCCCGCGTCTTGCCGAAGCCGCGCCCCGCCATCATCAGCCAGATGCGCCAGTCGCCATCGGGCGCCAACTGCTCCTGCCGCGCCAGCCAGCCCCAGTCATGCGCCAGCGCCTCCGCCGCCGCACCGTTCAGCCCGGCCAGCACCCGCTCCCGCTCCGCCTCCGGCATTTGCGCCAGCCGTTCGAAATCCGAATGTCCCATGCCCGCCGCCCCACCGTTCATCCCATTTGCGCGATCGCCGATTTGAGCAATCCCGCCGCTGCCCCTATATGGCCCTGCATGACTTCGATCCGCCCTGCCCGCGCCGCCGACGGCGCCCGCCTGCTCGACATCTGGCGCCGCGCCGTCGATGCGACCCATGATTTCCTGTCGCCTGAAGACCGCGCCGCGATCGACGCCGAAGTCGCATCCTTCCTCCCGCGGGTTTCCGCCTGGCTGGCCACTGATCCGGATGACGTCGCCATCGGTTTCATGATCGTGGACGGCGCCCATATGGAGGCGCTGTTCATCGATCCCGACTGGCGCGGACAGGGCGTGGGCCGGCGTCTGGTCGACCATGCGCTCTCGCTTCACCCGACGCTCACCACCGACGTCAACGAACAGAATGGGCAGGCGATCGGCTTCTACGAGGCGATGCGCTTCGCCCGCACGGGCCGCTCGGATCAGGACGGCCAGGGCCGCCCCTATCCGCTGATCCACCTGCGCTACGCCGGTTAAAGACTGCGCCCGGCCGCATAACTCTCGCCCGGCAGGTTCCGACGAAGCACATGTCTTCTCTGCGGGAGAGAACCGCACGCAGCGCAACGGAAGGATGGGTCAGGGGCGACCTAGATTGTCGCCCTCCCCTTCCCACCCTGCTCCGCGCAGTGGCCCGCATTGCGGTTCGTCCGGTTACTCACGAGTAAGCTGCCCGTGCGCAATCGACCATTTGTTGACGATCCACGCCCTCAATTTCATTCCTGATTGCAGACATGCGATATAATGCTAGAAAATCATCATGTCAGCGCCCACCAATTGGCTTGAAGAAGTGGTCATCCTCAATGACAGCAACGGCAGCGAGATAAACGAGAACATTCCGGGAGACGTTTCAATATACCGCAGCGAAGGCGATGCGCTTCGCGAATTGGAGCCATGGGCGGTGGAGCATTCGCAGATTTTCGCTTTTAATGCGGCCGGGAAAAGGCTCATTTTAGGTCTTGATGATGCCGGGCAGGTGATAATAGCTCGTCGGGACGAATGCCCAGATGGTTCGGAAATCGTTTTGAAATGGCTTAACTCTCTCGCCCAAAGCATAGTCGATGCGCGTGTCCGGGTTGCGCAAAAGGGGCGGGTCGTCCTGAGCGAGTATGAAGAAGCTGGTGTGATACCGACGACCGTTGAAGGGCTGATAGCCTACATCGGGTTTCCATGGACAGGACCGCGAAATTGGTTCGCGCCGGGGTGCTTGTTGCTGTTGGCATTGAACGCAGTGCTCTGCGTCACCCTTCTAAGGCATATATTCTAAGGCACGCTCTGGCGATGTCTGCTTTCTCGGGCTTTCAATCAAACAGCAGACCGTCTTATTCCCACCCATCCCCGTCATACACCACTCCGCTTCCGCACCAGCTCCAGCGCGATCCGCAACCGCTCCACGGCCTCCTCGCCATCCGGCCGCTCCGCCTCATCCAGCCGTTGCGCCTCCGCCACCTCCTCCGCATGCCGCCTGAACAGGAGCGCCTGGATCATGTGCGGATGGCCCCGCTTGATCTTCCGGCTTTTGACCGCGCCCTCACCGTCCAGCATGATCTCCTCATCTTCCGTGCCGAACAGCGCCTGCCGCAGCATCAGCGTCTTCAATTCTTCATGCCCGATGGCCAGTGCCTGCTTCCAGGCCCGCGCAAAGCCCGGATCGCGGCGCTTCAGATAGTAAACGGTCGACAGGTTCCGCCCCACGACCCGCGCCGCTTCGCTGACATTGCAGGTCAGCGCCAGCGTTTCGAGAAACCGCTGCCGCAGCTCCGGGGTAAAGCCGTCCTTGCGCATCGCCCGCATCTGCGGAGCCGTTCCCAGACGACCCTGCTGACCATTTTCGAGCGCGAGCACCCGCTCCGGCGCCTTCGCCCGCCCGCCGAAGCGGCTCGTCCTTGCCCCGTCCTTCACCGCATCCGCCAT